GCGGATAGGGAGTTGTATGGACGCTCTGGTCGGGCAAAAAGGCAAGTCCACTCTCGGCACTGGGTCGCACTTGCGCAACAAAAGTACGGACGATTGCCGCCGCAAGGATGGTGGTGATCTCCTGGGCACGCGCGCTGGCGCTCAGCGTCACAGCAGGTGCAAGTTCGAGGTGCTTCATGACGGCTCCGGGGAATAGCAACCGTCGAGGATCGTGCGCCTAAACTTCCGAAGTGGATGGCAACACAGGGTAATGGCCGATGGTTCGTCGCCCTCGATGGCGCACCTGTAGAAAATTTAGCAACGGCTCAGGTGAGCGATAGGATCATTGCTGCATTAACCAAAAACGGAATTAGGTTATCGCCATGACATTTGGCGCATTCATCCGCAAGAAGCGCAAGGAAAAAGGCATTCAAATGAATGACCTCGCGCGACAACTTGCGATCTCCCCCGCTTACTGGTCGCGGATCGAACGCGACATTGAAAAGCCGCCCAAGGACGAACTGATCCAGAAGGCAGCGGACATCTTGGACTTGCACTCCGACGACGCCTTCGTGGAAGCCAGCCGTCTTCCGCCCGACATTCGCAACGATGTGGGGAATCTGGTGCGGATGTACCGCAAGCGCAGCAAAAAGGACCAGTAAGTGTCGCCTGCTGCCGATACGCCCAGCCAAGCGCTGGCGCTGATCACCCTGTCCGATGAACCCGACTCCCCCGTGCGGGTGAAGCCAGACGCCCTTCTTCATCAGGAGGCCCGAATGCACTGACGCGGCGCCGCTCTCGCTGCCGACTGCGCGTCGGCATTCTTTGCACTTTGAAATTAACAGTTCGCGCAATCGTGTAATTTTCAGAAATGGAATTTGCCTATGTCAGTAACCTCCTCCAATCATGGACAGCACACCACATCTGCTTCGGAAAACCCGCCTGGCAAGCAGGACCGCAAATGCCAATCGGATGATGCAGGTCCGCTCACCCTGCCGGACATGCAGCACTTCGTCACGTTGTTACGCAAGGTCAAGCATCCGCGCCAGGTCTTGCTGCTGATCGAGCGGGCCGGTGACTGCCCATTGCCCGAGGCGGCGACGCTGGCGGATGCGACCAGCGGACCGTTATCCGTTGCCGGGCGCAAGGCAATGTTCCAGCGGGTCGCAACGCTCGACGCCACGCTCCGGCGTCGCATCGAACACGCCGCCGAGCGCATCATGCTGCTGGACGATGAGTACGGCGCTCAAGCCATCCAGTCGCTGCTCGACGAACACGGCGACGCCGAGGTTCTTGGAATGCCCAGCGACCGCCATAGTCGCGCGCTGTACTTGTACCTGTTGCAGGACTTCCCCCCCGACGGGGCCAAGCCTGATCCACGCTTTGAGCATGCCGAACGCTTGCAGGCGATGCACCGGCAATGGAAGAGCGAGAACTACTCCAGCCACTACCTTGGTCCCAAGGGCGCCGTGCCGCAGATCGGCCCCGATGTTGAGGACGCCTTGCGCAGGCGCATCACCGCGCTGTTCCCGCAGGTACCACCCGACCAAATCCTCATCGAGCAATTCACCCAGCGCGACCTTGCGCCTGCCGCCCCCAGCAGCGGGCAGGATGCAGATGACGCCGACTCCGTCCTCCTGCACACCCTCACCGCCACATTCAATGGCACGACAACCCACTACCAGCAGGTCAAGGACGGCGAGATCCAAGATCATGAAGTGCCCGTTGCGATGTCGGCCTGTTTTTCATGGGAGCCACAGACCGGCGCGCTCAGCGTGCATTGCGAGGACCGTGAAATTCGCCGCGAGTTGGCCACTGTCTTCCGCGATGTTGCACTCGCCTGCAATGACGGCATTGCCGACATCCCCCTGCGCGAATTCGACATCTTTGGCTTCTCCACGCCCGAGATGCTCGCGCGCTTGGAACACGAGCGTGTGGCCGGAGTCGAAAAAATCACGATCCTCCAACTCAAGGTCGAGCACCTGTTCGAGCAGATGACCACCGACGAAGCCAACGAACGCGCCATCGCGCAGCACCTGTCCAGCACCCTGCTCATCGGTCGGGATCGGCGCGATACCCGCACCATCTATCAGGTCGCCAACGACGACTACGGCATCGACGATCTGACCAGGTACACCGTGACACAAGTCAAACTCGTGTTCCGGATGGCCAAACAGCAGCACCGCAAGGCACATAACCTCGCCGTCCAGATCACCGCACCGAACGGTTTGAACGACAAGAGCAAGACCGAGGATGATCGCAAGCGCGTCCTGCAGCAACTTGCGCGCATCGGCGTGCTTCGCGAGGGCTGAAGGGGCGCAAGCGATGTCAGCTTACGTGGAGTTTTTCAACGTCCTGGATCGGCGGCAACGACTTGACGCACCCGTGATGGCCAAGACGCTCGGTCGATCCAGCGCCGATTTTTTGCATCGACGCTGGATCACCGAGAGCGGATACCTCACCCACGTGATGGTGCCGTTCTTGGACTCGCAACAAGAGGTCCAGATCCAAGCCGATCCGGATGCGGCGGTCTACCGGTATCGCAGCCCACAGCAGCGCGGCAGGATGATCACCAGACCCTTGACGGAGATTGCCCTGTACACGTTGCGGTTGGACGTATGGCTCGACGATTTGGCCTGGTTGATCGGGATCGAGGAACGTCAGCGCTCCACCAGCCGTGTCAGCGTGCCCGATCACCTGTGGCATCTTGGCGATGCACGGATCATAGGCACCCACGATTTCGCACCGGTGTTCGTGGCGCGCGCTTTCCAGCGCGCGCCGAAAATCGAGATGGCAACGGCGCTGGCCGATGCCATCTGGCCACGCAGTGGCGTCCTATTGGCTCCACCGCCCTCGCTGACCGCCGTACTACCACGTGACCACGCCATGCGCTCTCTCGACGAGTTCGTTCGCGTGGACGACGGCAGGGACATCTTCGATGCGAGTGCCTTCGACCGCGTCTTGCGTGGTCATCTCGCGTCCGCCGAGGTAACGGAACCGGAGCAGTTCTTACAGGGCCAACGCCTGAAGCTTCCCCACTTCGTGACTTGGCGTGAATTGTCCCGCGAGCGCGCCAAGATCATCAAACACATGTGGGGGACCGACGGCCAGCTCGCTCCCGAGATGTCGTGGGCGCAGGTCAACCGCATCGCCAACACCGGCTACCAGTCCTTCGATGATGCCTTCGGCGGCAAGGCCGAGCGCGAGGACGTGTTCTGGCTGGTCAAGCGCGGCAAATACCGGCTACGGCGCAAACCATAAATCCGACCATAAATCCGACCATACACGAACCATGAATTCGTGTGGAAACTTCGCTGCGCCCATTTCACTCAAGAGGCGCATCGACATGACAACCCGACTTCCCGCCACACAAATCGCTCAACTTTGTGAAAGCAAAGATCCCGGTAGCACCACCCGCATCGCCCTTGACGAGAGCGAACTGGCCGCGCGCTGGGGACTCTCCGTCAAGACCCTGCGCCGCTGGCGCCAGGAACAACTCGGCCCGGTCTTCTGCAAGCTCGGAGCACGCGTCACCTACCTGATCCGCGACGTCGAAGCCTTCGAGCAACGCGTCTCGCGCTACTCGACCTTCGCTCGGGCCTATCCGTGAGCAGGACGGCGATGCGCGATCAGACACCGACATCGCCGCGATGTGCGTTCGCTACCGCACGCACTTTGGACCCTGACACGACGCCCCTTCCCCAGCCCTTCGATTTGGAGCTACACGCATGAACCTGATCACATCGCTGCGCCAGAAGCTGTTTTACGTCTACGGCGAACATCTGCCTGAAGAAATCCACTATCACCGGGCCGACGGGCAACACGTCGTTGTCGCACTCCAAAACGCCACGGTCGACGAGCTGGCCTTCGCCATCCAGACCATCAACACCGAGTCTGTGGCACTGAGCCGCCATCGCACCGCATTGGAAGAACTCCACAACGAGCTACGCAAACGCTGCGCGTGTGGGGCGGACCGCATCGCCGACGTTGCATGGGATGGCTGAACATGACCCACCCCCATCCCGTCGAGAGCATCGAACCCATGGTCGATGCCAAATACGCAGCGGCTGCATTGCGCCTGCCCTACTACTGGTTCTCCGACCAGGCGATGCGTAGCAAATATCGGATTCCGCACTATCTGCTGGGAGGGCTTGTGCGCTACCGCCTCTCGGAACTGTCCGCATGGGCTGCACGCAGCACGCTCGTCCAGCGCGGTGACACGCCGAAGGTTGGTGACGCGACCGAGGGAGCCGAATGATCGACTCCAACAAACATCGCAGCAACATCGAACGCGTCGAGATCCGCACAAGCCTGATCGCACGCCTGGAGTCTGTGTTGACCACCGTGTTTCCCGCCGGCAAGAAGCGCGGCACGAAGTTCTTCATCGGCGACACGCTGGGCAACGCGGGCGACAGTCTCGAAGTTGTCCTGGCAGGAGACAAGGCGGGCCTGTGGATTGATCGTGCCACTGGCGAGGGCGGCGATCTCTTTGATCTGATCGCCGCCCACCTTGGTACCGACGTGCATACCGACTTCCCGAAGGTGCTGGATGAGGCCGCAGATCTGCTCGGCCGCGTCCGTTCGGCCCCAGTGCGCAAGGCCAGCAGGCAAGCGCCCGTGGTCGATCTCGGCCCCGCTACCGGCAAGTGGAACTACCTCGATGCCGACGGTAAGTTGATCGCCATCGTCTACCGCTACGACCCGCACGGGCGCAAGAAGCAATACAGGCCGTGGGATGCCAAGCGCGGCAAGATGACACCACCCGACCCTCGCCCCCTGTACAACCAACCGGGGTTGGTGACGGCCAGCCAGGTCGTGCTGGTCGAAGGCGAAAAGTGCGCGCAAGCCTTGATCGGCATCGGCGTTGTGGCGACCACCGCCATGAACGGTGCCAACGCCCCGATCAACAAGACCGACTGGTCGCCATTGACGGGTAAGTCTGTGCTGATCTGGCCTGACCGCGATCCCCCAGGGTGGGACTATGCCAACCGCGCCTCGCAGGCGATTCTGGGCGCGGGCGCGACCACGGTTGCCATTCTGGTCCCACCTGATGACAAGCCGGAAGGCTGGGACGCGGCCGATGCCATCTCCGAGGGATTCGACGTTGGCGGCTTCCTCGCCGCTGGCGAACGGATACCGGTGACGCAACCTGTCGAAGAATCCTCCTCACCTGAGCTGTTGAGTGGTCTGGACTGGACGACCGAGGACGGGTTGGCTTCGGCCTTCACTCGCCGCTATGGCCAGGACTGGCGCTACTGCGCGCTGTGGGGCAAATGGCTGGTCTGGACGGGCGCGCGCTGGAATCCCGATCAGGTGCTGTACGTTTGGCATCTTGCGCGCGGCATCTGCCGGATGGCCTCGCTCAAGGCTGACCACCCCAGGCTCACGAGCAAGCTCGCCAGTTCGGCGACGATTTCCTCGGTCGAGAAGATCGCACGCTCGGACCCCCAACATGCCTCGACCGCCGAAGAGTGGGACGCCAACGTCTGGGCGCTCAACACGCCAGGCGGGGTGGTCGATCTGCGCACGGGCACGATGCGGGCGCACCGTCGCGATGACAGGATGACCAAGGTGACCACCGCCACGCCGCAGAGCACGACGGACACGCGCTGTCCGATCTGGCGCGCGTTCCTCGCCGACATCACAGGGGGGGACACCGAGTTGATCGCCTACCTGCAAATGATGGTCGGCTACTGCCTGACAGGCGTCACCAGCGAACACGCGCTGTTTTTCCTGTACGGCACGGGCGCAAACGGCAAGTCGGTGTTCGTCAATGTGCTGACGACAATCCTGGGCGACTACGCGGCCAACGCGCCGATGGAGACGTTCATGGAGGCACGCACGGACCGGCATCCGACCGATCTTGCCGGCCTGCGTGGTGCACGTTTCGTCTGCAGCATCGAAACCGAGCAGGGACGGCGCTGGAACGAATCGAAGGTCAAAGCCATCACCGGTGGCGACAAGGTCTCGGCGCGCTTCATGCGCCAGGACTTCTTCGAGTACGTGCCGCAATTCAAGTTGGTGATCGCAGGCAATCACAAGCCCTCGATTCGCAACGTGGACGAGGCAATGAAGCGACGACTGCACCTGATCCCGTTCACCGTCACCATCCCACCCGAACGGCGCGATGGTCGCCTCACGGAGAAGCTGCTCAAAGAGCGCGATGGAATTCTGGCCTGGGCCGTGGAAGGCTGCGGTCTCTGGCAACACCAGGGTTTGAAGCCAGCCGCTTGCGTGGCTTCGGCGACCGATGAGTATTTCGAGGCCGAGGACGCACTCGGTCAATGGATCGAGGAGCGCTGCCTGCTGGACAAGACCTACCGCAAGGGCGTCTCCGAACTCTTCGCAGACTGGCGCGAATGGGCAGAGCGTGCAGGCGAATACGTTGGCTCGGTCAAACGCTTCTCCGAGCTGATGGCGACGCGCAAGTTCGACAAGTGCCGGTTGACCGGAGGCGCACGCGGCATGGCTGGCATCACCCTCAGACCCAAGCCGCACAACCATCACACCCCCTATCGCGATGACTGAAACAACAGGGCGAGTGACGGATGCCTGTACGGCACGGGCGCAAACGGCAAGTCGGTGTTCGTCAATGTGCTGACGACAATCCTGGGCGACTACGCGGCCAACGCGCCGATGGAGACGTTCATGGAGGCACGCACGGACCGGCATCCGACCGATCTTGCCGGCCTGCGTGGTGCACGTTTCGTCTGCAGCATCGAAACCGAGCAGGGACGGCGCTGGAACGAATCGAAGGTCAAAGCCATCACCGGTGGCGACAAGGTCTCGGCGCGCTTCATGCGCCAGGACTTCTTCGAGTACGTGCCGCAATTCAAGTTGGTGATCGCAGGCAATCACAAGCCCTCGATTCGCAACGTGGACGAGGCAATGAAGCGACGACTGCACCTGATCCCGTTCACCGTCACCATCCCACCCGAACGGCGCGATGGTCGCCTCACGGAGAAGCTGCTCAAAGAGCGCGATGGAATTCTGGCCTGGGCCGTGGAAGGCTGCGGTCTCTGGCAACACCAGGGTTTGAAGCCAGCCGCTTGCGTGGCTTCGGCGACCGATGAGTATTTCGAGGCCGAGGACGCACTCGGTCAATGGATCGAGGAGCGCTGCCTGCTGGACAAGACCTACCGCAAGGGCGTCTCCGAACTCTTCGCAGACTGGCGCGAATGGGCAGAGCGTGCAGGCGAATACGTTGGCTCGGTCAAACGCTTCTCCGAGCTGATGGCGACGCGCAAGTTCGACAAGTGCCGGTTGACCGGAGGCGCACGCGGCATGGCTGGCATCACCCTCAGACCCAAGCCGCACAACCATCACACCCCCTATCGCGATGACTGAAACAACAGGGCGAGTGACGGATGTGACTGACGGGTTTTCTGATTAATGCGCTACACGTGCGCGCGCACATAAGAGAAGTTATACAGAAAACCCGTCGCATCCGTCACTCGCCCCCTCCCGACTTGGAGCACTTGACGATGAACACGACGATCCTGACCCTGGACCTAGGCACTCACACCGGGTGGGCACTGCAGCACCTAGCTAGACGGCACCATCAACAGCGGCACCGAACATTTCACCCCGCAGCGATTCGAAGGCGGCGGCATGCGCTTCCTGCGCTTCAAGCGCTGGCTCAACGAAGTGCTCTCCACCTGCAATCACATCCACACCGTGTACTTCGAGGAGGTGCGCCGACATGCCGGCGTCGATGCAGCCCACGCCTATGGTGGCTTCATGGGGCATCTGACCGCATGGTGCGAGCACCACCAGATCCCCTATCAGGGCGTACCGGTCGGCACGATCAAGAAGCACGCCACCGGCAAGGGCAACGCAAGCAAAGACGACATGATCGCCTCCGCTCGGCGACGCGGTCATACCCCCATCGATGACAACCAAGCCGATGCACTGGCCCTGCTGCACTGGGCCATCGAGACACAGGGAGTGTGACGTCATGAAAATCCCGACCCCGACCTACCGCAGCCCGCTTGGACGTTTCCAGGCAGAGCGCGTGGATGTGGAGACGATCAAACGGCAAGGATGGCGCGACCAAGCCATCTTGGTCATCAACGCGCAGGATGAGCGGCTGGATTTCATCGAGCGCGAAATCGTGCGACGCATCGGCGAGCGTTTGTATGGGAGCAAGCGCCATGGTTAAACGGCATGCTCCGTGGACGATCCAAGAGATTGCGCATCGCTTCGAAGAGGCTGCATCGACTGGGCGTCGACTGCCTTGCGTTCGGACACCCGGTTACTTCAACGCCTGGCCCCACATCCTGCGGCAGCAGTGGGAGGCATTCGCCACAGAGGATCGACCCTATCGCCCCTTTCCACCTAGCCCGCAGGATATCGACCGCATGCTCGAGACGATGCGATGGGTACTGTGGCTGGAAGTGGAACAACGTCACCTGGTATGGATGCGCGCCAAACGCTACGGCTGGCGGGACATCACGACTCGCTTCGCCTGTGATCGCACCACGGCATGGCGACGTTGGCACAAGGCACTGGAGATCGTCGCCGAACAACTCAACCGCGACGGCCTGTGGTTGCTTTCCAAAAACCTGGGCAACCCAAGGTAATGCTTGCGCCGATTGTCCACGCTTTGCCATGCGTGTCTGTTTTGACGTCATCGCGGCGTGCAACACAACAGGCCGGTCGGGGGTAGTATTTCCGCTATCTTCTGGACAGACCTGTCAGCCACTCCACTCGGCATGGCGACAGGACTGGCCAACACTATCAACCCGCCCATGAGGACGACTCATGGCGGGTTTTTTATTTTCAGGTCCCGATGAGCGCACTGCAGATCCACTACCGCCCGGTCGATTCGCTGATTCCCTATGCCCGCAATGCCAAGCAGCACTCGAAGGCCCAGGTGGCGCAAATCGCCGCCAGCATTCGCGAATTCGGCTGGGGTGCGCCGATCCTGATCGATGGCCAGAACAATGTGATCGCCGGACACGGTCGTCTGCTGGCGGCACGTCAGCTGGACATGGTCGAGGTGCCGGTCGTCCCGTTGGATCACCTGAGCGACACGCAACGCCGCGCGCTGATCCTGGCCGACAACAAGATCGGCGAGAACGCCGCCTGGGATGACAACCTGCTCGGCATCGAATTGTCCGAATTGCAAGACGCAGGCTTCGATCTCGGCCTGACCGGCTTCTCCCCAGAGGAATGGGAAGCACTGATCACCGGTGAGGACGCCGCCAAGGATGGGCTCACCGACGAGGACAATGTGCCGGAAGTGCAGCAAACCCCCATCTCTCAAGCAGGCGACGTGTGGCTGCTGGGCGACCACAGACTGCTGTGCGGCGACGCTACCAAGGCGGACGACTACACACGACTACTCGGTAACGAATTGGCCGACATGACCTTCACCGACCCACCCTACAACGTGAAATACGCCAGCACGGCGACTAATAGGATGCGTAGCAATGGTCGCCCGATCCTAAACGACAACCTGGGCAAAGACTTTGGCAGATTCCTTGATGAAATATGCATAAACATCCTGAGCTGCACCAAGGGGGCGATCTACATCGCCATGAGTTGCAGGGAACTCGATACGCTGCAGTCGGCTTTCCGTGCCGCTGGCGGTCTCTGGTCGACCTTCATCATCTGGGCAAAGGACATCTTTACAATGAGTCAATCTGACTACCAGCGCCAGTACGAGCCCATCTTGTACGGCTGGCGCAATGGCAACAAGCACTTTTGGTGCGGCGCACGCGATCAGGGTGACGTCTGGCAGATCAAGAAGCCACAAAAGAACGATCTGCATCCGAACATGAAGCCTGTCGAATTGGTCGAGCGCGCCGTGCGCAACAGCAGCAAGACCAAGGACATCGTGCTCGATCCATTCGGCGGCTCCGGCTCCACGCTCATTGCCTGCGAGAAGTCCGGCAGGCGCGCACGCGTGATCGAACTTGATCCGAAGTATGTCGACGTGATCGTGCGACGCTGGCAGGACTACACCGGACAAGCCGCAATACGCGCCAGCGATGGTGTGAAATTCGGTTCAACGCTTGAGGCCGAGCAGCCAGGGACAGCGTAAATCCCACTGCCAACGGCGCGAGTGCGCGGTTGGACTTGTTCGATGATGGCCTTTATCGCCTGGGCGCTGATTCACTCATCTTCCGATATGCACAACGACTTGTAACCCTCGGCGCTAACTAACCAGCCGTCACCGATGCCCGTGATCAGTTTGAGATCCCTGAGTTCCTCAATTACCTGCTCGGGCGAATCGCATCTGATGTTGCCGGGAAAGCAAATGATCTTGCCCTCGGTGTACTGATGGGCGTGAGCCATGGGTTGGTGTGAGCTGGGCGGTCATTTGAATCGTCCTAGACGTGTTGGTTGGTGGTCGCATGAACGCTCCCATCACGTCAGAAGCCAAGTGGTTTTTGCACATTTTTTGCTTCTTTCCCGAACAGGCCATCAATGCCACGTAAAGCCCCCACGCCCTGCCGCCACCCTGGTTGCGGCAAGCTGGTTTCGGATGGTTCTGGTTACTGCGCCGACCATCAACGTGACAAGGTGGGATGGCACAAAGACCGGCGTAATGCACATCAACGTGGCTACGGCGCGAAGTGGCAGAAACTTCGCGCCGTCGTCATGCAGCGCGATCAAGGACTGTGCCAGCCATGCAAACAGTCAGGACGCTTGACGCCAGCTGTGGCGGTGGATCACATCGTCCCAAAGTCACTCGGCGGCACCGATCATCCAAACAACTGTCAGGCGATCTGTCATCGCTGTCACGTACTCAAGACGGCGCAGGAGTGGCGTCAGGGACGCGAAGATGCTGGATGAAGACAATCTGGACAGATGCACAATGACAACGGTCATGGCATGCTCGATTCACTGCCGTGTAGGCCGCTCAGAGAACTGTCTGCACTCGCATTTAGCCATGGCGCTATTATCTGGGAGCCAATGTTGGCAATAGGAAGAGGGGTTCTACATGAAAGCTATTTTGCTAGCGGCAGCACTGATGGCTGCTATCGCCCCAGCGTTTGCGGATGTTCACGTGCGCGGCTATCACCGTTCGAACGGCACATATGTAAGGTCGCACCATAGAAGCTCCCCCAGCCATAACCACACCAGCCACTCCCACCGGAGTCGATAATTCTGAGGATTGTTAACTGCCGTGCAGGCAGCTCAGAAACGGAAGCCGCAGCGGAGCGCAGAGCTGGCCGCGTTCACTGCCGTGTAGGCAGCTCAGAAATCGATGATCTGCTCGGGGGCGAATTCAGCGGGGTTCACTGCCGTGTAGGCAGCTCAGAAATTGACGGGCGCATCGACCGGTGCGCGCAAGACGTTCACTGCCGTGTAGGCAGCTCAGAAAACAGTGGCATCCGCATCCTGGAACTCGTCGTCGTTCACTGCCGTGTAGGCAGCTCAGAAATTTCAGCTTCGCCCTAGGCAGCGGTCACGGGGGTGGTTACTGCGCCGACCATCAACGTGACAAGGTGGGATGGCACAAAGACCGGCGTAATGCACATCAACGTGGCTACGGCGCGAAGTGGCAGAAACTTCGCGCCGTCGTCATGCAGCGCGATCAAGGACTGTGCCAGCCATGCAAACAGTCAGGACGCTTGACGCCAGCTGTGGCGGTGGATCACATCGTCCCAAAGTCACTCGGCGGCACCGATCATCCAAACAACTGTCAGGCGATCTGTCATCGCTGTCACGTACTCAAGACGGCGCAGGAGTGGCGTCAGGGACGCGAAGATGCTGGATGAAGACAATCTGGACAGATGCACAATGACAACGGTCATGGCATGCTCGATTCACTGCCGTGTAGGCCGCTCAGAGAACTGTCTGCACTCGCATTTAGCCATGGCGCTATTATCTGGGAGCCAATGTTGGCAATAGGAAGAGGGGTTCTACATGAAAGCTATTTTGCTAGCGGCAGCACTGATGGCTGCTATCGCCCCAGCGTTTGCGGATGTTCACGTGCGCGGCTATCACCGTTCGAACGGCACATATGTAAGGTCGCACCATAGAAGCTCCCCCAGCCATAACCACACCAGCCACTCCCACCGGAGTCGATAATTCTGAGGATTGTTAACTGCCGTGCAGGCAGCTCAGAAACGGAAGCCGCAGCGGAGCGCAGAGCTGGCCGCGTTCACTGCCGTGTAGGCAGCTCAGAAATCGATGATCTGCTCGGGGGCGAATTCAGCGGGGTTCACTGCCGTGTAGGCAGCTCAGAAATTGACGGGCGCATCGACCGGTGCGCGCAAGACGTTCACTGCCGTGTAGGCAGCTCAGAAAACAGTGGCATCCGCATCCTGGAACTCGTCGTCGTTCACTGCCGTGTAGGCAGCTCAGAAATTTCAGCTTCGCCCTAGGCAGCGGTCACGGGGGTTCACTGCCGCATAGGCAGCTCAAGCAATGCTCGGGGCATCAACCGGACCCGATGCTGGGTAGGGGGGTCAAATCCTTGCGATGCAATCGCAAAAGACCGCTCGCCCCATCAATTTTTCGCGCGTGCAAAATGAAACAGGGGGGGGGCCCCCTGCAAGGAATCAATATGGCCGGACGAAAGCGTCTTCCAACCACCGTCAAGCAGATCAAAGGCACGCTACAAAAGTGCCGCACCAATCTAGGCGAACCCAAGCCACAAGGTGATCTGACAGAGCCACCCGACTATATGAGCGAGGGAGCGAAGTCAGCCTGGCGCTACGCACTGGAATGCGCACCACCGCATCTGCTCAAGCGTCTGGACATGTCGGTGCTGGAAGTGTGGGCCTGCGCCGCTGATCTGTATCGCAAGGCACAGACCGGCATCAACAAGAGCGGATTGCTATTGAAGGCGCCTAACACCGGCGTGCCGATGCAGTCACCGTATCTGTCCATCGCCAACAAGCAGGCGCAGATCATGACCAAGGCGGCAACCGAGATGGGTTTTACGCCGGCATCCCGCTCGCGTGTCAGCCTGCCCATGGAGACCGCTGAAGACGCCCTGGACCCTTGGGCGGACATCGTCGGGTAGGCACGCGATAGCAACCTCCCATTACGCCAGGATCGCCTATCGCTATGCCGAAGCCGTGGTCGCCGGCGACATCCTGGCCTGCCGCTGGGTGCAACGTGCCTGCCAACGCCAACTGGACGACCTGGCGCGCTACACCGGCAAAGCCAGTCCCTACCGATTCAATCCGAAGCTGAAGGACAACAAGCAGGGTCGCACCTTTTTGCCGGCCGACAACCTGTGCGCCTTCATCGAGCGGCTGCCGCACGTCAAAGGTCCACTGGCTGGCGCATCGATCCAGCTGGAACCGTGGCAGGTGTTCATCCTCTCCACCGTATTCGGTTGGGTGCGGCCCGATGGCAAGCGACGGTTTCGTCGCTCCTACATCGAGGTGCCGCGCGGCAATGCCAAATCCACGCTGTCCTCGGCGGTGAGCCTGTACATGCTCACCGCCGATGGCGAGGGCGGTGCCGAGGTGTACAGCCTGGCCACCACGCGCGACCAAGCGCGCATCGTGTTCGGCGATGCACAAACCATGGCGCGACGCAGCGCTGGGTTCCGCAGTCGCTTCGCGGTGAACGTTGGCGCACACAACATGCATGTGCTGGGCAGCGGCTCCAAGTTCGAAGCGTTGTCAGCCGAGGGCTCGACGCTGGATGGACTCAACATCCACTTCGGCTGCATCGACGAACTGCATGCCCACAAGACGCGCACGGTCTACGACGTCGTCGAAACCGGCATGGGTAAACGTGACAACTCGCTGCTGTGGGTGATCACCACCGCCGGCAGCAACCGCGCTGGCATCTGCTATGAGGTGAGGACCTTCGTTACCAAGCTGCTCGATGGTGTGATCCAGGACGATACCCAGTTCGGGATCATCTACGGTCTGGATGAGGGCGATAGCTGGGACACCGAGCAGGCGCTGATCAAGGCCAATCCGAACTGGGGCATCTCGGTGCGTCCAGAGGTGCTGGGACCACTGCAGGCCAAGGCCATGCAACTGCCCAGCGCCATCAACAACTTCAAGACCAAGCACCTCAACGAATGGGTCAACGCCCATACCGCGTGGATGGACATGCGCGCCTGGGATGCATGCGCTGACTCCACTCTGGATCTGGATGACTTTGATGGACACCCCTGTTGGATCGGCCTGGATCTGGCCAGCAAGACAGATATCGCCGCGCTCATGGTGGTGTTCCAACACCCGCAAATCGCCGATGCCTACGCGGTCTTCGGCAAGTATTACCTGCCCGAGGACACGGTCCAGGCCGCCGGCAACAGCCAATATCCCGGCTGGATGCGTAGCGGGCGGCTGACGGTCACCGTGGGCAATGTGATCGATTTTAGTTGGATCGAGGCGGACCTGACTCAGATGGCCTCGCGTTTGTTCGGCGATGCACAAACCATGGCGCGACGCAGCGCTGGGTTCCGCAGTCGCTTCGCGGTGAACGTTGGCGCACACAACATGCATGTGCTGGGCAGCGGCTCCAAGTTCGAAGCGTTGTCAGCCGAGGGCTCGACGCTGGATGGACTCAACATCCACTTCGGCTGCATCGACGAACTGCATGCCCACAAGACGCGCACGGTCTACGACGTCGTCGAAACCGGCATGGGTAAACGTGACAACTCGCTGCTGTGGGTGATCACCACCGCCGGCAGCAACCGCGCTGGCATCTGCTATGAGGTGAGGACCTTCGTTACCAAGCTGCTCGATGGTGTGATCCAGGACGATACCCAGTTCGGGATCATCTACGGTCTGGATGAGGGCGATAGCTGGGACACCGAGCAGGCGCTGATCAAGGCCAATCCGAACTGGGGCATCTCGGTGCGTCCAGAGGTGCTGGGACCACTGCAGGCCAAGGCCATGCAACTGCCCAGCGCCATCAACAACTTCAAGACCAAGCACCTCAACGAATGGGTCAACGCCCATACCGCGTGGATGGACATGCGCGCCTGGGATGCATGCGCTGACTCCACTCTGGATCTGGATGACTTTGATGGACACCCCTGTTGGATCGGCCTGGATCTGGCCAGCAAGACAGATATCGCCGCGCTCATGGTGGTGTTCCAACACCCGCAAATCGCCGATGCCTACGCGGTCTTCGGCAAGTATTACCTGCCCGAGGACACGGTCCAGGCCGCCGGCAACAGCCAATATCCCGGCTGGATGCGTAGCGGGCGGCTGACGGTCACCGTGGGCAATGTGATCGATTTTAGTTGGATCGAGGCGGACCTGACTCAGATGGCCTCGCGTTTTGAAATTCAGGCCGTGGCCTTCGATCCTTTCCAAGCCACGCAGTTGTCCACGCGAATGCTGGCTGAAGGTCTGCCGATGATCGAAGTGCGCCCAACGGTACTCAATTTTTCAGAGCCGATGAAAACCCTGGAAGCACTGGTGCTGCAGAAAAAACTCGTTCATGACGGCGACCCGGTGCTGGCGTGGATGGCCAGCAATGTCGTCGCGCACCTGGACGCGAAGGACAACACCTATCCACGTAAGGAGCGTCCAGAGAACAAGATCGATGGCATCGTCGCACTGATCATGGCGTTCTCACGCGCGATCAAGCCTGGCGACGGCATCGTCATCGACAGCAGTTACCAATTGATGGTGTTGTGATGGGACGCCTT